CTGAGAGAGTTTATAACTCCATTCAAGCCAAAGGCAGAATGGTTAGCGGTAATAGTTGCGCCGCCTAAGTTTGAAACATTCACAAACACCTTCTCAGCATCAGACCGATTAACTGTCTGTAACTGCATGATTAATTCTCCCCCAAATAACTTTTGATTAAATCGCACCTTGTACGTGAGCGATAAACGTATAATATCCAGTGGTGGCGGTATTTACCCTTACGGTACCTTGGGTATTTGTTCCACCTGTCGTCTTGTTCAACTGCACCCAAGGTGTAGTAACATCTTCAGACGGAGTTGAGACAGAAAAAGCAAGCACATGTCCCGTAGTAGGAACCAAGGCTATGTGGCTATCTGAATCTACCCCAGTAAAACCACCCGTTACAACACAATGATCTCCCACAGGGCAGATCTCATTGAGGGTTGGTGTAATTGCTGCCATTTTGGTATCTCCTTAAGCCTTATTGCCTAGTTTAGGTAATACCAGTAAGCTTACCCAGCTTACGACGATTGTTGACAGCAATATTGCCTTGGAACAAGATCTGAGCAACCAAAGCATCTTGATCGATAGGCTTCTGGAACCCTTCATCCGTCATGGCCATGTTGGCCTTGGCGTGGACGAACATCATAATGTGGGAACCGTTCAACATATACATGTTACCCGAACCACAAAAGTTATCCATCACTACAGTAGCACCCTTGAACAGGAGCTTCTCAACGCCAGCATCCGCACCACCCGATGGGTTGGGTTCGTAACGAACGCGAGGAGCAATCAATGCCTCAAAAGATTCGTGGACAGTTTGCGTGGTGACGATAAAGTCGGGCGAGGAGTTAACGCCAGACTTGCCTTCGCCACAATCATTCCAAACCGTACGCATCTTAGGAATCAAGTTGGTAGCCGCTGCGCCAACACTTGACTGAATCTGACTACGCCAAGAAGAGTTGTCACTCTGATTGATGTCGGCATAGGTCGTATCAGCAGTTGGGTCATCGGGGCAAGCTGCTTCCAGCCCCGTCAACTGCTTGTTGGCACTGCCCGAACCATCCGAAAACAAGCCCGTAGCGATACCGTCAACCAAGCTCAACTCAGCCTGTTTGCCCTTCTCTTTCATAATGTCAGCAATCTGAGTCGGACCCATGTTCTGACGAACAGTGAGACCGTCAATAGCGATGCTAACAGCCGCTTGCTTCCACTGATACCATGCAGTCGTGAAACCAAGGGAAGGAGTGATGTTCAACGTATCAAGCTGTGAATACCACTTGAACGTCCCGTTCGTACCCGTCATCACGGGGATGCGAATACGCTCACCACCCTGCAAGACTTTAATACGATTGCCCGAATTGAACCAATCCAAAGTAGGATTGGCTTGGTATACGTTGTCCTGTATTGCACCCGATGACAGGATTTCATCCAGCGTCATCGTCAGCAATGGACCGTATGTCCTAGTTAGTGTGCTATCTCCCGCAGCCATTGCGAATCCTTCTCAATAATTATTGACCCATAGCACGAAATGCTTTCAATACAGCACGTTCAGTAACCGTATCTAAGCTATCGCCTTGTCTATAGATCGACTGATTGTCTGGCGCACGATGAGTAGATTGATTAATGGTCCTTGCATTTGCAGCATGTGCAATTCGATTAGTGCCTCCACCCTCTTGTGCGCCCCGGTTGTACGCTTCTTCAATTAGCTGATCGTGCTTGTAAAGTTTGTACAACTGCGTCGGAGTGATTCCTTTGTCTTCGGAAAGCATCTCCTCATACAGTGAACGAACTCCATCGCGTATCTCTGGGTTCCACACAAACTGTTCGCCCTCCATCTGGCCGAACTCTTCCCCCCACGCTTCGACACCTTGATTAATAGTGTCTACCGTGTATTGATACGCCTCCCGATCAGCCTCTTGCGTTGCAAGTTCTTGGCGAGACACATAGCCCATCTCATCCAACAATGCTTGAAACGCTTCTTGCTGTTGCACTGGAATACGATCAACCAACGCTCGTCTGCGCTCAACGTCTGGATCAACCTGTTCGGGCTGATTTTCAGTCAATGCATTCTCTAGATTGCCCAACCTTTGCTCAAGAGCACTGTTGGACTGTCCTTGCTGCGAGATGGTGCGTTGCATATCCTTAAACGCTTCTACGCCACCGGGCATCTGGCTAGCATTCGCTTCCAGAAATTGAAGCACTTGGTCCCTACCAGCAGGTTTCTCCCCCGAATTATTGGCATTGGAGTTTCCATTGGAAGCCGTTGCCATATTGGGGTTAGCGGTAGACGCGGGAGCTTCGCCGCGCCGAGCAGCTAGTGCCGAGTCGATTTCTGTCAGCTTTTGGGACGCTTCCATCTGCGCTAACGCGTCGGAAGGGTTATCCAAGGACGAATCTACTGGCATAGTTGCTTCAGTCATTGTGTTCTCCTATTCAACAGAGGCAGCAAAAGATTCTTTTTGAGAATGCATCGCATCTTTCTTGCGATGAATATCATCTATCTTTTTGCCTCTCAGTTTGGATTGAGGTTTAATAGCGGTTGGGTTGTCTTCCTCGAAATCCCTTGCGCCACGCTTCCTATCCCCTGCCTCTATAACATTTAGAGCCTTCATTACTTCTTTCTTCTGTTTCCACCCCGTTATGTCGCAATCAAGACCTTCGTCATAATACTCCTCAAAGGGAATAAAATTCTTGATTGCTCCCATAGGAAACAGTCGTTCCATGTCAGTGCCACACTTCTCACACGACTTGTCACGATCTTCAAATCGAGCAAATAATTCAACTACTTTGTTACACTTTTTACATTCGTAGTCGTAAAGACGATGTCCCGGCTTGCTGCTCATTACTATCGTGCCCTACGGTTACGAGCCGATGGAGCATTAATTATTTGATTATACTGTGATCGATATTGATTTAAAACTCTGTCTTGAAAACTACGAGGAACATTTTGCCCACCTAATGATCCGTAGGTGCCTCTACCTTCTCCGAATGAAGCAGTTCTATCAAGCGTTCTGGTAGGCCTATCGCCTGCCCGTGGATTGCGCTTGCTAAGATCTTGAGTGGCCCTGTCGGAAAACAAAGCGTCAAGTTCTTCTCTAGCTCTGCGCTCACCTTGTGCGGCTCTTTGCATCAAGCCTTCTATTTGTGATTTAAACTGCTGCTCACTTACCTTGGCTTGGGCATCAGGCCTCATTGCGCCAGCATCATCAATGGGTGCTCTCATCTGCGGACCTGTTGGACCTTTTTTCTCACCCGTTAGCCCTGCCTTGCCAGCCGCATCCGTTATGGCATTCTGTGCTCCCGCTGTGCTACCAAAGCTACCCTCAGTCAAGGGATTGCCCTTTTTCCGTGGCGCAGCAGTTGACGGCGATTGACCAAAGTCTTCGTATCCTCCAGCACCATCTTGCTGTAGGTTGCCAATCTTTCTTTGAGGATTAGTCGAAGGGCTCTTCATATCTCCCTGCGTCATTTGAGCGCGTGGACCCATTGGAGGTCCACTCGCCGTTACGACAGTTTCGGGCATTTGAATCGGGTTGTCCTGTGTATTAATAGGACCACCTTGGGGTCGACCTCCCATTCTACCGCCATACTTTCGATTGCGCTCTTGCTGTGCCATGTAAGAACGCTTTGCTGCTGCTGCTGCCCTACTAGAGGCAGTCTCTGGTCGGCCAGTGCCACTTACCGCTGCTCCCGCACCAGTTGCCGTCGGAGTCGCAGCAGGTGCTGCATCTAAAGGACTCGGTGCCATTGCAGAACGAGTGCCAGTCGGTGCCATTATTCCTTGCCGTGGCTGAATAGCAGCATTAGCCGCCTGTCGTTGCTTACGACCCTCACGCTGCTCATAGCTTTCGCTCAAATCTTCTTGATTGGCCCAATCAGCAGCACGTTTGATCCCTCCACCAATAGCTTTTGCACCACCACCAAGAAACCCTTTGAGCCTATCTAAACGACCCCTAGGCTGTTCGGGCTGGATGCCAGTGTTAGCAGATGCTTGTTCTCTAAGCCTACGCTGGAAGTTCGCTCGCTCTGATCCAGCAACAGCCGCACGTCCAGCACCAGCTTGGGCACTTGTGTCGGACAGTGTAGGCAAACTGCCAAGGGCAGTAGCGGGGGCAGCAGTGGCAACGCCAAGTCCCGGCCCAGCCGTAGCCATATTCTTATAGTCTTGTAAGCCACGGACATTCTCGCCCTGACTTTCTCCAGCTATAAAGCCCTCAACAGCCGCTAACTGCGTTGGACTCATATCGCCAACTAGGTCAGCAATCTCTTCGCGCTTAGACTGGCCCTTCTTTTTCTTTCTGCCGTAGGATCGTCCTGTTCTTGGTGCCATGATACCCCTAATATTTCTTTTTAGACTTGGTGGCGTTTTTTACGGGCTTTTTCTTCTTTTTAGCAGCAGCTTTAGCATCAGCCTTCCCTTTGGCCGTATACGGGAAGTGCTTATTCCCTACGCGAGGCATAGCTATCGTCCTTCTTTGTTCGGACGGGGTGGCGCGGGTGCGCCTTGTCCCTGTGTCCGCTGGGCATTGCCCAAGATTGCACTGGGTGTCTGTGATGGTTGTGCTAACATACTAGGATTTATTGCTTTCGCGGGTGTACGCGCCCCTCCTCGCTGGCCACCGGGAGCTTGGCCGGGTGCACTCGGTGCTCCGTTCTGCGGAGGTCCACCTTGAGGTGCGGCTGGATTAATGACCTCTGCCGCAGGTTTATCAAGGAATGGAAGTATGCGCTCTGGGTCGTGTATCTCATAACCACGGACCAAGAGAAGTTTGACCAACTCGCCTAAGTTCGGAGGCTCTCCATAGATCTGCTGCAACTTATCGGACAGACCACCCATCAAGTTGATTAGATCCAAGTATTGCTTGCGCTCAAGAGCAACAGCCCTAGAGCCAGACGTAATATCGATCTCAAAGTCATACTCGCCCCTTGCCATGTCTTCTGTGATAGAGATGAACTCTCTGGCATTGGGGTCGATAAGAAACACACGGTCGGGCTTGAACTCTGTCGTTAGCTGCCAGAACTTAGTAGCCTTACGGATCTGAAACTGCTTGAAGGCTTGCGCTCTCTCATCCTCTCGCGCAGAGTTGCGCTTGTCCATAATGTTGGCTTCAGTAGCTGAGTCACTTTGCGGCAAGGCTACGGGCTGTGGGGTACCCGCACTTCTATCAAACATTGTTTGCACCATGTTGAGCAACGCACCCTTGTCGTTCTGGACATCGCCAAACTGCACGGGTTGCACTGCCCTGCCTTGTGACTCAACAAGACCCTCAACTTCAAAAGCTTCCATGTCATCTGCTTGGAGTATGTCGTTAATCTCCGTATCAGATACATAGCGAGGGTCATACAAAAATAGATTCTTTTGCTTGCGGATGACCGAAAGATAAGAATCTAAGATTTCGTTTACTAACGACTGCAAAGCATCGCCACCAGCGAGTAATAGGGGCGGCTTGTTGAACCAAGTAGTTACTGAGTTGTTGAAGTTCAGCATCTCTACTGGGAAGCCGTCTATATGTCGGAACGGCCATTCTTCGCTATATCTAAAAAACTTATTGTGCTGCGGTGACAGATTAATAAATAAGTTAGACCTTCGACCCTGCTGCACAACCATGTTGTTGGCGTAGATCTCGTAGCCTTCAACCATGCCAAAGTCATCAACTTCATAGATATTACTCGACTCTGGGGCATTGCCCATCCGCAACTCATCGTTAGGCTCTAAGCCCGATGTGTTCTCAAGAGAGTCATCTGCCATCATCTCATCGATGTGACGGACGTAACGGAAGGCTATCCAACGGGCATCGTGGATGCCGTCAGTAGCAAAGGGGTCGATAAGAAAGTCACCGGGACTCCAACGCCTACCGTAGGGGGCTTCCCACTTTATAGAAGAGTGATCCCCCGCATTGTCTTTGTCCAAAAGTCTTTGGTGGTCCTGTATGTGCGCCTCAAGGAACTCTAATGCTTGGGGCGTAGCATCCGGTTGCTGCATAGCTTGCATGTGGATGCCAATGTGCTCTTCGTGGTTCTGATCGTTGTCTACCGTAGTCAGTTCACCAGAAGAGAGGAACATACTCTCCGTGACGGGATCATCAATAACTTTGCCGGGGTTAATCAGTGGGTTAGTGACTGTCATGTTCTCAAAGTCAATCGTATAGCCTATCTTTGACACACCCCACGGGCATAAGAAAGCGTCCAGTAATGTGCGCTTGTCTTGTGCCAACTGCCCTGTCTCACGATACCAGTAGTCGCTAATCTTAGCAACAAACTTTTCCTGTCCAATACCCTCCTTATTAAAGGGGGTAATATTGAACTTAGGATCGTGTGCGGCTATGTTAGACACACTTTGGTCTATCCACCCGTATATAATGTTGGTCTTAATACGGGTAGCAGGGTCAGAAGACAAAGCCATGTCTTCCATATCTCGCTCTCGCTCTGTTGCTGCTTGCATGTTATACTGATCAAGCAGAATCTGCGAGGCTTCAAAGAAAGGTCGGTAGTAGTCGGTTGCATGTTGCAAGCGTCTACGCCACCACTCTAATCTTCCGTCATTATCTTTTGGATAGGATACTGGCATAATTTAAATATGGCACATGGTTTTGAGGTATGTCAAGTACAAATAATTCTTGGTAGTTACAGCAAACTACTGTAATGTTCCTCGTAGGGGATAGGTTCGTGGTTGCCTACGATGG